GCACTCGCTAGGGTTTGGCGCAGCTCCCGTTGGTCGCAACCATGTGCACAGCACCCACAAACACTACCGTCGCTTCGTGCGCAAACTTATTTGGTAGACTTATCTAATCTACATAAATTGTTAATGCGGAGCCAGAAGCTACGAAGCAACGCGAGTAGCGACTAAGCGAAGCGACAGGTGATCTTTGATCACCGGAGCGAGCGCAACGCGGAAAAAATGTTTTTTCTATGCGGGGAATGTAAGCGGACGGATAGTATCCAAAATCACGCGAAATTGTCGAGCTCCTTTTGCCTTCTCATAGCCTTGCGTTTTTTATCTTTCTGAATGGAAGAATTCCATCTAGTCATATCATGCAAAACACAGCCCTTGCTAAATATGCTGTCTATGTTTTTGCCCTTATTATATACGCTTTCTATTTTCTTTCCATCGTGTTGCATGGTCCATTTATCTACTTCAATATCATCTTTGGTATCGGGGTTTTGCATACATTCCCATTCATATGCATGCCGTTTCGAGGGAGAATACCACATAGTTCCTGTTCCGGTTGTTGTTCGTTTATCATTTTTCTCTTTAGTGAAATTCCTCCTTTTTTCTATCCGGGTTGCTTTCATTAATCTTTTGTGATGCCTGAACATTGCTGTTGCATATGATTGTATTGCATGATATGTGTTAACGAATATTCGAGCAAATTAGTGTAACAAGATCAGCCGCGAAGCGACGGCGTTTTTGCGCAGCAAAAAATGAATTTGAGATACCGGCAACATTGGATAACAGTTCGCAATATCAGTTGATATGTCGAATTTAGATTTTCGTAGACTTCCGGACCCGTGGGAAAAGATATATACATGTCACGAATGCAAATACAAGATATTTGGAGTGCATAATGTGAGGGAATGCGATGATTGCTCAATAGGGCCGTTATGCGTTAATTGCAGGCGCGAATATAAAAGCATAAGCGGAACTAAATATCGATGCAAAGACTGTGATATAATCCACACAGAAACTAAAAGATTTCAGAAACGGAAAGATGATGCCGGCAAGATGTTGGACGAATGGTTTAAAGCCAACCCTCATTGGGAAACACACGAAAAAGCAGAATATTTATCTGCTAAGCGAACCGACAGCGATTGGGATAGATCCGGCAAAGTTGATTTCATCGAATATAAATTGAACAATTTTATTAAAATTCTGGAAGTGAGGAAAGAAATAGATGATATTCTCAGTAAAGTACCGTTAAATATTAACGCTACGGAGCCGTAGGCTCCTCCGCTCGCTCAGCTAGGCTTGCCCTTCGGGCAATGCCGTCGCTTCGCGTGTATACAGAAATAATATATATTTTTTGTCACTCGACGTATTTCTCTCACGCAATATATACAAAATAAGGACATGTGGTGGACGATGCCGAGTTGGCAAACAATCGCAGCCATGATAGTTGTGGTAATGGTGGTGATGTTTATATTCCACACCTCCAGACCGCGTGAACCAAGCTTATATACTCGATTAGGTGGGATTTATCCTATTGCCGCCGTAGTTAATCATTTTAGTGATGCGCTCGTGCATAACCCCATCGCCGGTAAAGATTCACCGAATCCACAACTTCGGCAATGGTATGATGAGAAAATGAAAGATAGAATGGCTGGTTTGAAGTTTATGCGAACATTATGGTTATGTAACCAAGCCGGCGGACCGTTTAGATTTGTGGCATCGTCGCCAGAGGCGGCAGGACGCTGCCCAATGAGTTTAGAGAATACACACGCCGGATTAAAGATATCGCCGGAAGAATTTGATGCAGTTGCGCAAGAATTAGCGAATACACTTGATCATTTCGCGGTTCCTGAGCGGGAGAAAGCAGAAGTGTTGGCGGCATTCGCTGGCCATAAAAGCGAGGTAAATCGTGGATATTTGGCGTCTGTTGGGGCGACACTGCCTCCAGTTGTTTGCCCGATAAACTGGTTTTGAGGAGCTCGCTCGGGTTTGCTTCGCCAAGTCGCATCTTCGCAAATTCAAATTCAGCACACAATTTAGGGGGCGGGACATTAATTAAATAATTTTTATGCAACGGCGGAGTTAACTTAAGATGAAAAAATAAATTGCCTATATTAATGGCGATAAAGTTATAAAAATTAATTATTTAATTCACCAAATAATTATTTTATTATTTTATATCGCGGCCGGATTAATTAATTTTGTTTTGAAATTATGTCGCCATTAGTATAGGAGATGTTGATGTCTGATATTTTGTTTTTGTACCACGCCGCAAAATATTGAATCCAGGGTATATATGCTAACAAATAATACTCTATGGTGGGCTGCATAGAATGCAATAAAGGGGTTAGATTCGCTAATTGGTGCGATACCTGCAAAAAAGGACCATTTTGTTCAGAGCATTCAAAATTATGCATTTTAACCACGAAAAGTAAAGATTTCGATATGAAATATGATCCTACTCAAAGTTTGCGGTGCAATAAATGCGTAAATAACACATCTCTATTTCAGCCTGTAGTTGGCCAATGTGTAATATGTGGGTGTAGGCTATGGAGAATAGTTAAATGCATGTTTTGCGATAAAAATCCCATATGTTCTACACATAGTCTTGTTTTGACCGATGGAAACAAACAAATTATATCATGCCATGAATGCAATAATACTAGAATGAAACGCATTAAACGAATGAATTTATCCGCGAGTATTTATGCCGATCCTAGCATCTCGGAATGGCTAAATAATAATACTGAATGGGAGGCACGTCAACGCGAATTGTATATGAAACGGGCTGAAGAGAAATGGGATTATATTAGGGCTGTTAAAGCTCGGGCAGCCATGTTCTCTTCTATAGCCTCGCAGCGTTCGCTTGGATCCGCACCGGCGAATCCATCTCCCATTAATTGATTCTGTATGCACGCGCAGCTACGCTGCGACCCTAAAGGGTCTTGCCCTTCGGGCCCTGCGGTCGCTTCGCAACGTTCGCTCGAATTCGCTGGCGCGAATCCATCGCTCACTGGCTGATTCCATTCATAAATTTATTTTTGTGTGGTCTGCATACACGCGAAGCGATGAACGATCGGAGATCGTTCAAGCAAGCGCCGCGTAGCGACCGAAGGGAGCGTAACGCGAAAAATATTGAATTTTTTGTTCTCGAAATAACAACATTTGCGGCAAATATGGGAATCATTTATTTCAAATCAATCCACACTAAATGCACATTACAAGAAGTGAAATATTGTGCGGAATTTGGAAAAATGGGAAAAATGGCCAGAATGATGTACCCGATGTTTGAATGCATTGATTGTAATCATGTCATGGCTGTATGCAGATTATGTGCAAAGTGTCATTGGATTACTAACAAATTAGGTAACGAACTAATTGGGAGAAATCATTATTATTATGGCAACGCTATCAAAGATTTCTATAGACATTTATTAAATGTACATGATTATTCGCAATATTTGACAATTTCTCGAGGAGAAATATATTTCGTTGGACATCGATATGGGAATTTTCTAACGGAACACGCGGACCCATTTTTACGCGTGAATCCGCATGTGTTACTAGTTGAAACAGATGGTTTTCATTACATTAATGAAAGAAAAAAGTTAATCGACGGCAAAAACGGTGATGAAAAATATCCATTGTCGTCATCTCAAATTATAATAAATGGAAATAATAGCTGTGTAAATTGTGGGTGGGAATATGAAACATTTCCAACCTGTGAAGAATGCGTTTCGCACATGAATTCATGTATGCAAAGTGCGGTAATGTTGCTCCGTGAACATGATCCGCAACGTTCGCTCGAATTCGTTGGCGCGAATCCATCGCTCACTGGCATGTTTCATTTATAAAATTACGTTTGCGGGGTCTGCATACACGCGAGGCAACGGCTTTTCCCGAATGGAAAGCCTAGCGAGCGCTTGTGCGAAGCACAAAATATTGAATATGTTTTTTCTGATAATGTAATCAATATCCATGGGAAATGTACACACTCAAGATGGCCACCAGCCGCATATATGCGTATTTAATCAAAAAACTGTGTATACATACCCTGAAAAGATATTCCGCATGATTAATTTGATTTGTCCGGTGTTTGAATGTGTGGAATGCAGAAGTATTAAGGTTGTGTGCATGGTGTGCGGAGATAATATATATTCGCAACCATATGGGACTAATTTTAGAGAATTTACTGGATTAACAAGAAATGAATTCTTTCGTCATTTACGTGCTGATCATAAAGATGAAAGATACTTAGAACACCAATACGGATGCATTGATTTTATAAGACGCGATGCGGGCCTAGTATATACAGATTTAAGCAGCTTTATAGATAACAATCCACATGTATTGTTTGTAACGACTGATGGTTTTAATTATAGCAACAGTGTACACAAAATTGATCAGGAATGCGGAGGTGATTTTGATCAAGTTTGTTATTGCGAAGAACGTTTCGATGAATTAGTTAGTAGAATAACTGAGGGGAGTAATAGTTGCATGAATTGTGACATGGAATATGAAGTATTTCCTACATTTGAAGAATTTATGAAACACGCGAAGCGATGCTTCGCAAAGGCTTGCTAGGGTTTGAGCTGATTCTCTTTATAAAATTATGTTTGCATGATCCGTATACACGCGTAGCGACGAACGATCTCCGATCGTTCAAGCGAGCGCTCTTGCGCAGCAAGAAATATTGATTTCATATCCTTTACATATCACCGTACAATAGGGATGGAATCACCATATCCTGCCCCATTGACTATATATGTGAATCACAAACAAATGCCGCGCATAAGTACATTAATTAATCTAATATATCCATCCATTGCTTTGCGTACGCATGTGAATGATAATCGTGTTGTTACTGTCTGCAGACTTTGCGAATCACACACTCTACACATGAATATGTTTGAAACTACGGACAATTTCATATATATTAATCGGTTTTTGCGTCATTTATTAACTGCGCATAATGGATCGCGGTACATAGCGGATTTTGGATACGGGAACATTTATTTTCCGTATAGTTCGGTTGGATCTGGGTGTGATGGCTCAAGATGGGAACTTTTTGTTGAACAAAATCCACATTTATTATGTATGGAATCTAATACATTTGATTATCGAGAATTGGATATGGAAATTAATGGCGGGCATATTGAATGGTCAAATGCGATAAATATGATTATGGAAGGAAATAATGAATGCATGTATTGCGGCGTGGGGTATGAAACATTTCCTACGTTTGAAATATTCATTCTACACATAGATTCTTGCATGCCGCTTGCAGCTACGCTGCTTCGCGACGTTCGCTAGAGTTTGGCTTCGCCAAACCCGTCGCTCACTCGGCTGGTTTTGTTTTCTGGAGACGGAATTAATTATTTTTTATTTGCCTCGGCCGAATTAAATAATTATTTTTTGTAAATATGTCGCCATTAGTATAGGCGAGTTATTTTTCTCGTCATGTTATTCACCTGTCACATCGAGCCGAATTAATTAAATATTATTCATTATTTCATAATAACTTTCGCGCTGTTAGTATAGGATGGTGTGATGAGAAAAAATCGTTTATTGCGCCGGGCCGATGGGATATATTTTCCTGATTGCGGAGTCGAATTTCGGTATACAATCCTTGATATGATTAACAACCACATCTATTGATGGCAGACCGCCTTCATACGTTTCGCCGCAAAATATGCAATCGAAATCCCACCTGGAAATTATATTAACGTAATTTTCCATGAATTCTTCTTCGTGGAGCAAAGAATAATATTTATGACCGGATGAAACACGTCCGGCATACACGAGAGGACGTTCATTCTGCAATAATCGATTGCGAAAATTGAGTGAATTGACGTTTGGATCGGATCTTATTATCATTAACAATTGCACAGAATTCTGAAATATTGATGTGACGTCAATGATTCTGTTGCTGCGTTTGCCAAATACAATATTTACCCCTGATGAAACATGTTCATCGCATGTATTTTTCATATGTAAATGTAATGGTTGAAATCGATGGAGCAATAAATGATCAAATACTTTATCCACAATATAACGAAATGCGGATGGCATATTTTTGTTTTCTCCTAAAAATGAACTAAATCCGGTTATTTCATCGCCGCAAAATCTACAAACGAGCTTATAAAGGGCACTATCATAATTATACATGATTCTGTGTGTTAGCGTAAGTGGTATGGGAAACAGTTTATTATTGTTATCTATTTCATTCGTAATATCAACGCAAACAGCATCATCTATGGGATTAAATATTCTGTACAGACCTTTTCCATTCCGCATCGTCATGCAGATCCAAGGAAAGTTATCCTATAAATCTGTGATTCATTATTTTTTTGCTGCGCAAGACCAGCCACGAAGCGACGGATAGATCCGCGGCGAGCAGTGAGCGAAAGGTTTGCTGCGCAAACCCTAGCGAACGACCCGCGAGCCATGAGCGCCCAAATCCTAGCGAGTGTTTGTGCGAAGCACAAAATTGAATTTGATATATTTACCCATACTAACTATATTTGATTGTTATGAAGTGTTTTTTCTGTGATACACTTTTGGCGAGTACATTTAAGTGCGATACATGCGGAAAGGGTCCATTATGTGTATTGCATTACAAAGTATGTATTCGCAAAGTATATAGGTATGATCCAGACGATCCGGATTGGAGTGTTAGATGCGTTTCCTGTGTGAATCCGCAATCGCCATTCCAACCTAAAATTGGACAATGCTTTATGTGTGGAGAGGGAATTTGCGAGACGAATAAATGCGTGATGTGTGGGAGGGGATCATTTTGCCACCGTCATCATTTTAAGGCAGAAGATATGCCGGGTTTGGAGAGTGGTATAATTTGCACCGAATGTCAAAATGAAGTAGATAAAATAAATAAAAGAAAAAATTTCATTGCTTATGTTAATAGCAATGGTAATGTTAACGCATGGATAAAAACCCATCCTGAATGGGAAATAAAGGAACGCGAGGCTTATATGCGCAGGGCCGAAGAGAAATGGGAATATGTTCGCGTGAAGAAGGCCAACCTAGAGGCTTATCAAATCCCACCCAAAGGGGAATAGCAGCAGGTAAATTATGCCATATATTTTTTGCTGCGCAAAATCGCTTGCTAGGGTTTGCCGCGTGCGGCAAACGCCGTCGCTTCGCGTGTATGCAGTTTCTGGGAGCATGAAATATTGAATATGGATTCTGCAGATTGTATAGCGTATCATAATTCGGTGGTATGGGTCCTATATGCTCAGCGCCGTATCATTGCAAATTCGAACAAATCCGCATACAGTCAATATATATGTCCATGATGGATAAAATGATGGATTTGGTTAGTCCTGTTTTTAAATGCAATAGGTGCCTTCATGTTGTGCAAATATGTAGATTATGCGGAAAGGTTGATTGGATTTCGGTTTCAGCACGATATAAGTCCATAACACACCATGCCGCTTATTCATCCGAGGCCCTTGGATACCTCTTCTGTCATTTGCATAACTCGCATGATACAATGGGATATACTACAAAAACCGGAGTTGTTTATTATTTCGCGGACAGAACGTATCATTACTATCGTTTGACTGAATTTCGCTCGTTTAATGATTTTGTTTGGGATAATCCGTATTTGTTATTTGTTGAAACTATCGGGTTTAAATACAAAGTTGAGATGTGGAGGGGTGAGTTCAATGTTGATTTCAGACAAGCAATATCGGATATTATTGCCGGAGAATGTTGTTGCGCGCATTGTGGGGAGCCGTATGAAGCATTTCCTACATTTGAAATATTCTCATTGCATATGAATCAATGCGCTCAAACAGCAGCGGAAATAGTAAAAGAGAAGATTAATAATGCGGCAGTAATTAAATAATTATTTTTTATAAATATGTC